AACAAAGTCTTTTACCAAAATCTCAACATCATAAATAATCATGAGTCTAAAACGGTTGTCGGTAAGTATATGAGAAAGCCTATTTTATTTTTGTACTACATGGGCGTTAAAATATTTGGGAGAGTCGAAGCTTGTCCCAATAAATTCAAATTAACAGTTGAAAAATGGGAGGATTAGCAAAGCATGAGTCATAGCCATTTTATCTCTATATGTAGTCTTTGCAGGAAAGTAATAGCGCAATGCCGATGCCTTTCTAAAGATAAAAAAGAAATTCATAGTATATGTCAGGCATGTAAGGGTGGTAATATGAATGAGAAAGGTAAGGGTTGCAATGTGAATAAAGAAAGGTAAGAAATGAATATAGAAGAATTTCCAAATTGGCTTGTAACTGAGTTTGATATTAATTATCCTTCTAAAACTTGCGATAAGTGCGGCCAACAAAAAGGTTTCTCTGCTGAACATGTCTATGATCGTCTTATCATTACTTGTGATGAGTGCAAATACTCGTATAATATGACTCCTAAAACTAAAGAGAAATAATCTAAAAGCCTCGCATATAAAATATCTTATAAAAAAGATTAGAAACTGATATTATTAATTCAGTATTTTAAATCACAGGTATTTTTATATGACAAAAATTATAGCTAACATTTTTGAACCCCACTGCGAAATACAAAATATTATCATGAATCACTTAGCTAACAGGGATTCTGGAACTAGATTTCTTTGGGTTGCGTGCGGTACAAAATTCGGCAAAACCCTTGGAGCTGCGGGGGGTTACGCCTATGCCTTTCCGCGATATCCAGGTAGTACTTGGCGTTGGGTAGCTCCAATTTACAAGCAAGCTAAGATAGCGTGGAAATATTTAGATAATATTTTACCGACTGGATATAAGTATGATAAAAAAACAAATTTGATTGTAAAAAATAAAACTGATTTCATTATGTCGATCCCTTCACTTAAAATAGAATCGCAATTTTGGCATGGTCAGAGTCCAGAAGACTTGGAAGGTGAGGCCATTTGGGGTCAAGTTAATGATGAGTGTGCAAAGTTAAAAAAACAGGTTTTTGATTCCTCAATGACTACTTGGACGATGACACAAGCACAAGTTTTAAACATCTCTACACCGCGCGGGCGCAATTGGTTTTATTCCGGTTGTATGAGAGCTAAAGAAGAAATGGAAGCGGCTGCAAGAGAGAATAGAGTGCCTAGAGAGATGTTCTTAACCGCACCTACCGCCGCTAACCCTTTTGTGCCCAGGGCTTCAATTGAAGAAGCTAAAAGGCTTTTACCTGATAGATTATATAGACAATATTATTTAGCCGAATTTTTAGAAGATGGATCCACATTTCCTAATCCTATAATTGATTCTGAGAATTGGCGAGCGGAGTATGAACAAGATGGGCCTATCGAGTGGTGGATACATCCTGATAGCAAAGAAATGACTATAGTAGCTGGGGTTGACTGGGCTAAAAAATCAGATTACACAGTTTTAATTTGTATAGATCATACAAAAAAACCGTTTAAGATAGTGGGATTCTTAAGATTTCATCAAAAAAGATACACCGACCAGGTTATCGATATAGTTAAGTTTTTAAGAAAATTCAAATATTGCGAAATGATATTTCACGACAAAACAGGGGTCGGGGAAGCAATAGACGATATTTTATCTAAAGTGCCAGGCTTAGTTTATCATGGCGTAGTTTTTACAAATGCTTCTAAAGCTCTGATGGTTAACAATTTGATAACTGGAATGGAGCAAAAAAATATACATTTTCCTTGGTGGAAGGCTTTAATACATGAATTTGATGTATATGAGGTAGAGACTAATGATTTAGGTCGTATGATGTATTCTGCGCCCGATGGTGATCACGATGATATAGTATCATCCTGTTTTTTAGCTTATGCCGCCGCTGAAGAGTATGGAAGCAGGGATTTTGAAGTTAAGATTTTAGAGGATTTACCAAGTTTAGAGTTTAAAAAAGATAGCTGGGAAAATTATATGTATGAAGAACTAGACATTGATCCCGAAGAGGGGTTTTAACATTCTCATGGAGTGAGAAAATGGGCATTTTAAGACAAGAGGATTATAGAAGCGGAAAGCTTCAAAATAGCTTAGATAAAAGTATGCCTACCGATACTTTTATAGACGATGGTGCGGGGTATTTTAACCCTGAAATAAGCGCAATAATGGACATGCATACACTTAAAGCTCTCTATTTCAATGAAGCATGGGTTTATATTGCGACTAATGCAGTAGCTAAAAAGATAGCTAGAAGTCCGCTAGTAGTTTCTAAAGAAATTTTGCTAAATGGCAAATTAGTTAAAAAGCCTTTGGAATCTCATTCTCTAATGCAAAAATTGTATAGGCCCAACGACTACGAAGGCTATACAAAGTTCATGACAAAATTAGGGATAGAATTGACTTTAATGGGCAATTGCATTATATGGCGGCAAAGATTCCATAAACAATTATTAATTCTTCCTACGGAATTAGTAACAATTCAATATGATATGAATGGCTCGGTAGATTATTATCAAATTAATGTTGGATCAACTGAAGATTATGCAGGAATGCTGCAAGGCAATTTTAAGATTTTGCCTGATGATATAATACATATATCGCTCCCTAATCCTAATAGTTTGCTTTGGGGTTTATCTCCATTTATCCCTGGCCGTAAAAGCATTTTATTCGAGCGATATTCTACCGAATATCTTTTAAATTTTTATCTTAAACAAGCAAATCCAGGACCAGTAATAGAAATGGGCGAAAAGGCAAATGAAAATCAAGCCATGAGATTTTTAAAGTCTATGGAAATGAGGTTTACAGGTCGTAAAAATCAGAGAAGAACTTTAATTTTGCCAAAGGGCGTTACCGCCAAAAACTTATCTAATACTTTAGCAGAGCAACAATTGAAAGAGCATATCATTTTAAAACAACAGGATATTAGGTCACTTTTACAAATTCCACCTCATGAATTTGGCATACAATCAACGGGGTCAATTGGGTCGGAAGAAACAGATAAGCAGACTAAAAACTTTTATCAATCAACAATTATCCCTTTTCAAGATCTTGTGGCCGATGAATTAACATTGTCATATGAGAAAGATTTAGGGCGAAATTCTTTTGTTGAATATGACAACTCAAGGGTTGAAGTTTTACAGGACAATGAAAAAGTCCGCGCCGAGGTATCAGAAAAACATCTACTATGGAAAACTATAAACGAAGTTAGGCGCGATTATGATTTAAAACCGGTAGAGGAAGGCGATGTTATTGTAGCTCTTATTCCTCCAGCGCAACAAAATCCATTTGGCAATTTTAGCAAACCGGAGGCTCCACAATTGCCAAGTGGTGAAGTTATAAATATAGAAGAGTCTTTTAGTCCTGAAAAAAAACAATTAAGAGGCTTTTTAAAAGAAAATTTTGGGTGGTGGGAAACAAGGCAAAAACAAGAGGAACAGGTTTTAGTTGAGAATGAGAAAGATGTTTTGATAAATACACTTGACATGTTTGCTAGTCAAGCTCCCTTGGCTGTTAAAGCTTTTATGGAGGTATTTGGCAAGAAATTAAAAGCAGATGGATACGAGCAGGATAAGAAGGACTTAAACGCTAAATTAGACGATGCATTTAGTTCTTTTAAGGAAGTATGGGTTAATGAAAATGTTCCTACATTGCAGACGACAAGTGAGCTGGGTTATGACACTCAATTAAACGTGCCTTTTAATCTTCCTAGTCAAAATGAAATAGAAGCTTTAAGAATTAGAAACGAACAGGGAAGAAGAGCAATAAACGAAGCTAGGGGAATTAAAGCTTTTGAGACTTTTACGATAACGACTACTGATCAAATACAAAAATTAATAGAAACAGGAATAGATTCCTCTCTAACTTTAGATGAAATAGCAAGCGATATAATTAAATACTTTGGGGAAGCGGCTCCCAATAGGGCTAAAACAATAGCTAGAACGGAAACGCTAATAGCAGTGAGCTTAGGACAGGAGGCAGCTTTTAGAGATGCCAACGAGATAATACCAGGCATGACAAAGAAGTGGATATCAGCTCAAGATAGCAGGGTTAGGGATTCTCACGAAGCTTTAGACGGCGCAGAAATTAAAGCAGATGAGTTTTTTAAGTCTAATTTAGCTTTCCCAAGAGATCCGAGATCTTCGGCGGAAGAAATTATAAATTGCTTTGTTGCTGATACTGAAATAGAAGCCCCATCATTAAAAGATGCAATGAAATCTTTTTATTCAGGAAAGATCATTACAGTTACATTGGAAGATGGGACTCATATCAGAGCCACCCCCAACCATCCTATATTGACGCTCAACGGATGGGTTCCTATCGGAAAACTCGATGAAACCAAGCAAGTCATTAAGTGCATTCTCAGAAATCCTATTTCTTCTCATAATTTTGATATAAAAACTATGCCAACCAAGATTGGAGAGATTTTTGATTCTTTTTCTGTCCTTGGCAATGGAATGAGGGTTAGCAGGAGTGTTGTGAATTTCCACGGCGATATTCCTACAAGCGATATCAATGTTATAAACATCGATAGCCATTTGGTGGATAGAAGTAATGCCATTCATAGCAAGAAATTTAATAGTCTCCAATTCGAGGAAGCCGGCCTTGGAAAGCGTGGATTGTTTGGTGATAGCAGACTTTCTAAGTCTATTAATGGGGTTAGCGATTCTCATAGCCGCATTAGCTCCGCTGACTTGTTTTCGTCTGGCGTGAATATCCATTCCTTCCCATTTGAGCAATTCGGCTTGACTGCGATTTCTTTGGGTAAGACCATCGGCCTTAAATTTCCTCATGATGGAAATTCTGGGAAATCCTGTAATTTTACTGATTTGGTTTACACTCATGTTTTTAGTAAAATGAAGGTAAATAAAATTATCAATGTCGTATCTAGTGATTTTATTGGTCATGTTTATAATCTCCATACTGATCACGGCTGGTATACTGCAAATGGAGTTATAAGTCAAAACTGTCGCTGTACAATGTTGATGATTCCTCCTGAATGATCTAACATAAATTATAAGACTTCAAATAATTAAAGTATGATAAAAAGGGTATAAAATGAAAAGAAACTATCAATTTGACTTTAAATATAAAAAAGATGAAAAAAAAGGCAAAGAATTATTTATTGAAGGATACGCGAATAGGGCCAGTATAAAGGGTGAAAAGGTCGTAGACCGAGGAAAAGAAACTATTCCAAGTGAAGAATGGAAAATAGAGGAATGGCTTAAAAATCCTATTATATTTTTTAATCATGATAGAGATTTCCCGATTGGCAAGGGTGTGGCGGCTAAAGTTGATGAAAATGGGTTGTGGATAAAAGTTAAAATATCGAATTCTAAAACTCAAGAAATACAGCGCGTAAGAGATCTAATAGAAGAGGAAATTTTAAGAACTTTTTCGGTCGGTATAGATGTAGAATCGGAGGAAGAGGGAGAAGACGGAGTTTTAACTTTGAAGGGTGTTAATTTACTTGAAACTAGCGTTGTATCTATACCTATGAACCAAGAGTCATTTTTCCAAGTATCTAAAAAGATGTTTCAAAGTAAGAGTACTAGGGAATTAACCAGCGATATTTTAAAATCAAAAGGCGCGGGCTTAGCTGGCATGATTCATAGCAGAATTTACGATTTACAGGGTGAAAGTGAAGATTTTAATAGAGCTGAAGCATTAACGCAAATAGCGAGTAATGGCGATACCTCTCTAGATGAATTAAACGATATTCTTTCAGGAAATACGGTTTCTGTTTCCGACGAGCTTATAGGTGCTTTGTCAGTAGGTTTGGGTTTAAATTTAGAAGAATTACAAAACATTTTAAAATTAGATATTTCTAGGACCGATCCCGATTTATTAAACCGAGCTAATGAAGATGAAAATATTGAGGGCGACGGCGACAACGAAGATAATACAGAAGGCGACACAGAAGACAAAGAAGATGTGAATGGGGAAGATTTTCAAAAGTGCGTTTCTGAGCAAATCCAAGTCGGCTTAGCAGATGGAAAAGACCGCGATCAATCTATAGCTTATGCTCTAGCAGAATGCAGAAAAAAGACCAATGGAGCTTGTGAATTAAAACAAGATCAATGGGATAACATACTAAAAGATATAGATAAAAGCCATAATAAGTTTGATACTGGAACACACGTTACAGAAGCCGGAACGGTTACACCAGTCGATACCGACGCGGCCAACGCTCCCTTACAAGAAATGCGACAAACTAATCAATATCTGTTACAATTAATCGCAGAGATGCAACGATTATCTACTTTACTCACTGGCAATGTTCAACCTCTACCTAACCCCAACGCGATCATGGGTATTAGAATGCAGTACGACGAAGCTAAAAAAGTTGGTGACAAAGATGATAAAAAAGAAGAAAATGGTAATTTTACAGAAAATTATGTTGAAAAACTAAATAAAAGATTAAAAAAGTTGGAATTAAAAGCTAGGATTTAGACTTTTACAATATCAGGATGATATATCTTTTAAACTCCATGAAGGGGAAAAAACACATGACTCCAGAACAATTAAAAGCTTTTGAAGCAAGGTTAGCGGGTATAGAGGAAAAGAATAAGACTTTAGAGACAGAAAATACTGAAGCTAAAACAAAGCTGGCTTCATACGAAAAAGCTGGAATGGATGCATTGGTTGGTAATAGGACTAGTGGAAGCTCTATCAATTCCGACGAACAAAAATGTTTAAGAATGTTTGGCGTGGGAAGCGTTAAGAAGCTTTTAGAAACTAATGTTTGCGCTGATCGTTATTCTAGGGTTCCACAAGAACTGAAGCATATGGCAATTGAGCTTAAAAAAGACTTTCAAAATGCTAGGTTTATCGCGCAATTGTTTCATGATGGAAAAATGGATAAGATCGGAGCAACCGAAGCTCTTGACAAATTCCCAGCTTGTCCTTCAATTCTTGAGACTCCTTACGCTAAAGATATTTTGATTCCTAAGCTTAAAGCTTTTGGAACTGGCGTAACTGGCGGCGGTGCCGAGTGGATTCCGACAACGATATCAAGCTCTTATATCCCTGAATTTGAACTTGAAAGAGAATTAGTCGGCACATTGCAAGAAATCACAATGCCTAGTAGTCCATATGAATTACCTTTTACAAAAAATTCAACCACAGCTAGAAAAGGCACAGAAGGCGTTACAGCTACAGAGTCAAGCTTTGGTACAGATGTTCTTTCTTTTAATGCTAAGAAGTTTTTAGAGTATTATATTCTTCCAGAAGAAGTAAACGAAGATTCAATCGTACCTATTCTAGAGCTTGCAAGGCAGCAATTATCTGAAGCTCACAAAAGAGCTTTTGAAACCGCAACAATAAACGGCGTTCAAATGCCTTTGGTAGCTACTCACATTGATAGTGATACTAATGCGGGCGCGGCTGATCTTGCAGAAAAGCAGTGGACTGGCCTGAGAAAGCTAGCTCTTGACAACTCGGCTAACGGCGGTACAACTGACTTTTTGAATGCTGTAGTATCCGATGCCAAGCTTGGCGAAATGAGGGCCGCCATGGGTAAATTTGGCGTTTCTCCAATGCAGCTTCTTTGGGTTATGGGTTCTAACTCTTACTTGCAGATGATTAAAACTGAAAACGTCACTACTGTTGATAAAATGGGACCGAATGCCACAATCTTAGCTGGTCAATTAGGCTCATACGACGGTATACCAATAATTCAAAGTGGATATCTTAGATCCGATCTAAACGCTACTGGCGTTTATGATGGTATTACATTTGATAGAACAGGTTGCATGTTAATTAGAAGAGATAGATTTTATTTTGCAACCAGAAGGCCTATCAGACTAGCTCTAAGAGAGTCGCGAAGTGCTGATGATAGATATGAAATCGCTTCTTACTCTAGGACTGATTTTGTCGGTAGAACTCAGGATGCCAACGAAGTATCTGTTTCTTACGGCTTGAATATTTCAAGTTAAAAAAACCTTTTAAACAGCACAAGGGGGTTGGTGGAAATGCTGACCCCTTTTTAAAGTTTAGGGGGTTCTTGTGGCTGTTATTTTTGAAGCAAGGCATCAATTACAGGAAAAGCAATCTTTACCCTTGGTCAAGCTTGCGACTAGAAGCGATGAGATAAAACATTATAAGTTAGATGTTGCCGGTAATTCCTTGCTTTCTACTGTCTATGTTCATAGTGCTTTAGCTGGTTCGAGCGTTAAAGTTGATTATTATGATTTTACAACTGGCTTCGAATTAGACGAGGAAAACACCTTAAGAAGTCATGCAATTGTAACGTCTGGCCCAGATTTTAATAAAATTTTAGTTACTAATGCTCATGACAAAATTGTTATGAGGGTTGCGGTTGTTGGGACGGTGGAATTCTCTGTATATGGGACAGTAGTATCTAACTCAGTCAGTGACTTAGATAGCGCGCTAGTTCAAGAATTGCAGATAGTACGATTATTATTAGATAAAGCTATCCCTATAGCTGGTTATGACGAGCTAAACGGATTATGGCGACTGCTTAGAACTGATGGAAGTGGTTCTTTATACGTTAAAGATGCGGGGAATGCGGGCAATCCTCTTTTTCATGACTATCAAGGACTAACTGAAAATGGCGTAGAGAAAATATTAATCAATGAAACTATTCCTTCGGGAAGAAGCCGTAGTTTATCGCAGTTAAAAATTACATGCCGAGAAATTGGACTATACAGAATTTACATCAATAATGTTATAATCGGTAGTGGAAGATTAGGGCCGTCAAAAATAAATGATACATTTATATGGACACCGAGGCGGTTAATGCTGGAAGCTGATGTTTATAAACTGACTTATGAAACTTTTCCAGGAAGGCCAAACAAGTCAATCGAGGCTTATTGGATGTTAAACGAAATTATTAATTAGGAGTTTACAAAATGAGTTTAGCAACAGATAACCCCCAAGCTTTTCCGGTGTTGGAAGATCCAACGACAAAGACCGGAGTAGCTTTAGCCAAAGTTTTAGAAGACGACGCGGCGGCTGGTAAAAATGCTTTGCCCGCGCTAGTGGGAAAAGATCCCGCTGGCAATCTTAGGTATTTAAAAACTAATACAGCGGGCGAATTGGTTGTAGATACTGACTCGGAAGAAGTGGCCTGTTTATCGGAATCGGCAAAAGTAGCGGGAAATAATACTACGGAACAAGATGTTATCTCTATCACTCTTCAAAATTCTATTGAATATAAAAAAATAGGATGGATTGTTTCGTGTTTTAGGCAAGCGGAATTTAGAATCGTTCACATGGACGACGACGGCGGCGTTGGTGAAACTGAAAATGAACTCGCTACAATATTAGTTGGACCTGGCGATTATACAGATAGTGGAGAGCTTGACTGCTTAAATTTCACGTCGGGAGCTACAGGCGTTCAAGTTCTAAAAGTCGTTGGACTTAACAAAGACGCGGCCAGTGATTTGAGAGCAACGCTTTCTCTTCTTGAAATGCAATAATCTAAGTTGTTTAGTGTTTTTATTTGGTTTATTAAGTTTTAATATGGAGTAAAAAATATGCTTACATTTTTTCGACCGTCTTTTAAGTCTGGCGTTATGCTAATCAAAGACAAGAAAGATGGCAAAATAAATAAAAAAATCTTTAAAGCTGTAGATAATGGCAAAAATTTTGAGTTTGACGATGAAGCTTATGTTTTAGAAACTTATCCTAACTGGTTTATGGATGAGGCTACTTATCAAGATAAAAAAGAATCAATCAAGAAAGCTAAAAAAGAGCGAAAAACTGTAAAGGTTTGAAATGAATAAACTTGCTTATGTCGTAGTATTCCTTGTGTTGACTATTGGAACTGGTACATTTAAACTTTTAGAAGCTCAAGATTTACCGCCGGTTTTCCCTACAAAGATTACCGGCGGTGATGAACAATATGTCGCTGATGTTATCCTGAAAGAAGCTAGATATGCTCTTGTTACAGATGCGACGGTAACAATTGAACAGCTTTTTGGAAGGGATCCACAGGCGACAAGTTGGTTTTACATTGGTACTGCTAGTGACGCTAGCGGGGTCGGAGCAAATGGTGATACTGTAAGAGTACAAATCCCATCGGCGGTTAGTCCGATTGGGGTTATTTATCCTTCTGTAGACGTTACCACTACGGTTACTTCACTTGAAACACTTGATGATAGTCCCGAAGAAGCTTTGGCAAAGCTAATATGTAGCGATCTTAATCTAGATTCAAATTTTAAAGCCGCGGAGTGGAAATGTCAGGTAATTAGAGATCATTCCGGCGTTTTTATTTCATCAAGGCTTTATAATGAATTTGGAGAAAGATCTACTTGGACAGTTACATCTACAGGGACAACCATAACCAATATGGCCTATGATAAATTTGAAAGACGGGGTTTACCAATGGAGCTTGCAAGGTCACCCAATAACCCAAGACAGGGAATATTAGGTATATCAGGAACGGTATCAGTTACCCCTGGCGCGATTTCAGATCAATTTCAAAAGCATTTTCTTAATGGCACCTCCAAAGATATGACTGTAGATGGTTCAACCACGCCAGTTTTATATAGGGTAGAATGTGAAGTTGGAGAAGACCAATTTATAAATGCTTTCAGGGGTTGGGTTGCTGATAATGGTATTAAATTTGGTCAATTTGCAGGCAAAAATTCGCCTCTTACCAATGGGCTGGAAATAACGATAAGAAGTGAAGGCGAAGAAAGAATATTTCTTGCCGAAACAATTAAAACAACTGAAGACTTTCAAAACCATCTTGCCCATCCGGTAAACCTTTTTAGGTTGCACGCTCAAAATGGTAGAGATTTGCTGACAGCGGAAACGGTTTTTGAAAACCCATTTGTTGTCAGAGCTTGCGGGACTTTTCCTATTGATGATTTCCTTCAAGTAAAGATTCAAGATAATTTAAAGACTTTGTTGGATATGGAATTTATAGCATTTGGTTTCAGAGAAGAGGAGCAGTAAAAGTGGGTTGGATTCCAGAAAGAGACTCGAATGGTTTTGGATTATTTAAAAATCAGGTTGCTGATAAAAATCTTCATTATGAGCCCAGGTCATTTGATTGGAAAGTAGGGAAACATAATTCATTATATAATCGAAAAGCAACGGGACTAGGAACTGTTCAAGGTGCTGATGATTATGAAGACGCGGAAATGAAATTTTATGATTCATTAGGCGATGAATTAACCCAAAATGCTGAAGAATCGGATGTAGATTATCAGGCTCGTTTAACAGCTAATTGCACAATGACCGATGTTATATGGAATCATGCTTATAATATAAAATGTATTGGAGCAAATATACAGGTTTTAAATACTCCAACATGGCCCGCATATTTATGGTCATTTATCGATTTATCAGCTATGCAAGCAGGGCAAATACCGTATTTAGAAGGCGGCTGGAATCTCCAATATTTTCTAGAAAAACATCCCTTCTCTGTTGACGCTAGAACATGCGATGAATCCTCTATACCCGCTGGATTGCCTGTAGTTTTTCGTGTCAGGCATGACATTGTTACCGACGAAAGTAGATTCGGAATTCAGGTTTTCATGGAGAATTATAGAGAGTGAAAATACTTTTTACTAAAAATAATAAATTTTGGTCAAGAGTTCTTATGTGGACTTTTGAAGAGTCAGTATCTCATGTTGCTTTAGAATTTGAGCATACGGATTTAATAATTGAGTCGTCGAGCCATGGTGTAAAAATAAAAAGGAAAAAATATTTTATAGATAGAAATACACCTCATATGGTTGTAAATATTCCATGTTCATCAGTAACAGAAATGGCGGTTTTTAATGATGTTCTTGACCATTTAGAGGGTAAAAAATATGATTACAATGCTTATTTTTGGCTGGGTTTATTAGGATTTAGAAGGAAATTCTTTGGTATTCCTCTACCAAATCGTAATATAGCTGAGTCAGGAGATGGCTATTTATGCACAGAGATTTTAGGCCCTATCCTTCATTTTCTATCTCATAGAGGGTATAATTTATACCATGTAGATTTAGCTATTATGACACCCTACGCTCTGTATAAAGAATTATCGGAGCGTTATCAGGGTGATTAAAATTAAAGCACCTCAAACTAAATTAGAAAAATCTATTTTCGCAAAAACATTTGAAAGAATAGATGGTCATTGCATTCCGCAAGATTATTTATTTTCAAAAGATTCTAGAACTTTTGGAGCATATGATTCGAGAGGAAAATTATTAGGTGGTTTTTGTCTGGTTAAAGGAGATCCAAAATTAGATTCCGTTAATCTTAGGACTGTAGAGCAGGCAAATTTGTTTTGCTTTGAAAATCTTATGCTTACTGAAATAACAGGTTATTTCATAAAAGATAAAAGATGCGGCTTTAAATTGACAATGAAGTTAGTAATTGAAACTTTTAAAAGCGCATCATATTTCTTTATATACTCATACAATACTAGTAATAAAAAGCTTGAATCATATTATAAAACCGGAAATCCTAAACGGGTATTTTCGGGTTATATTTATTACGGCAATGATTATAATATCGAAAATGTAGAAATATTATCAAAATTAGGTATAATCAAAATATTTCTAAACCGGACAATGAGACTAATTAAAAGGAAGATGAGATGAAATTAAAATACGTTGGGCCAAGGCCATACATTACGCTACATGAAGTTGAAAATGCTGGTGGAGGAAAAGGAATCAGAGCAGAAAAAGATCAAATTTTTGAGTGCTCACCTCTATTAGCTTCTAAACTTCTTGTCATGAATAAACAGCATGTTCGCCCTATTTTTGCTGAAGCTACAGAAGAAGCGGAAGATTTGTTAAAAGATGTCGAAGTCAAAAACAATAAAATGTTAGGAAAGTCGACAAAAACTAAGTAGGTGATATTATGACTCTTAATTCAAATGCTTTGATAACTTTGGCGCAAGCGAAACTTTTCGTTAAGGTTCCTACGCCTGAGGCAACACACGATACTTTGCTGGAAGAATTTATAAATGAAGCTTCACAGCTAATAGAGTCATATTGTAACCGCAAGTTTATTTTGCAAGAGTTTATAGAGATACACAGCGGAAATGGTCTTAGTCAAATTATGACTAGGGCTTTCCCTGTTGTCTCTATTACCTCGCTTTATGATGATACCACTAGGGCTTTTACTGATGTAATTGATTCTGTTAATTATACTCTAATGCAAGATGAAAAGGGCCATGGTTACGGCGTAGAAAGATTTGACTACAAGTTTTCCAGGGGTCAACGGAATGTTAAGATAATTTTCCAAGGTGGATATTCTGCCATTCCTTCTGATTTACAATTAGCGTGTAAAGTGACACTAGCTTTTTATTATTTTAAACAGCAAGAGCAAGAATGGACGACTAACACGAAATCTAAAGGCGATGAAAACATAACTATGATAGAGGGCTTACCTAAGAGCGTAACTGAAATTTTGGATAAATATAAAAGAACTGAAATTTTGGGTGAGGATGAGTCGGTAAGGAATTACTAAAATGTCTATCTCATTTAAAATTAGAGCTAGAAATTTAGAAAATATTTTAAAAAAATTAGGTGATAACCAATTAGAAATTTCTGCGCGAGATAACCCAGCAGGAAAAGCAGCTCTTATAAAATCGGCTAACCTCATAATAAACCAAGCTAAATTAAATATAAGAAGTTGGGGTTTAATTGATACGGGTAGGCTTTTAAATTCTCTGAGATATGAATTTTATAGACCGGAGAACAAGGATTCTTTGGGTGTTAGAATTGGTTCTTTTGGAGTGCCTTACGCGGCGGTTTGGGAGTTTGGTTTTCATGGTACGGTAGCGGTTCGGGGTCATACAAGAATGGGTAATAATGTTAGGGCGCATAGCAGAAAAATGAGTGTTCCCAAAAAACCTTATTTGCTCCCAGCCTATGAAGCTAATAAATTGAGAGTAAGACAATTAATAACGGAGGCATCAAATGGGGTATAAAGCTCAAATTTCTGAAAAAATAGT